GTTTAACATTATAAATTTAACTTATAAACAAACCTTTTTGAGAGGATAAAGCGATGGCATTTCAAGTATCACCAGGAGTTCAAGTCAATGAAATTGACGCAACTGCTGTAGTACCTGCCGTATCTACCAGTATTGGTGGATTCGCTGGGTCATTTAATTGGGGTCCGGTCGGTGAAGTTGTTAGTATTAGTTCTGAACAAGGATTAGCTGATACCTTTGGTGCTCCGGATGACAATACCTTTAAATACTTTCTAACAGCCGCGTCATTCTTAAAGTATGGCAACGCTTTGAAAGTAGTCCGCGTCGAATCTGGGCATTTAAATGCTACAGGTGTGGCGGATAACGGACTTTTGATTAAAAATGATACTCACTATGTTGATGCAGGGTATAATACTGGTGCAGGGGCCGTTGGTCACTGGGCTGCTAAATATCCAGGTGTCAAAGGAAATAGTTTGAAGGTATCATTAATCACTGAAGGAATTACCAGTTTTTCTGGTTGGGCTTATAGCTCATCTTTCAATGGTGAACCAGGAACTTCGACGTACGCGGCGAATCTTGGTAAAGGGTCAATAGGTGATGAAGTTCATGTAGCAGTTATAGATGAAGATGGAGTATTTAGTGGTACCGCAGGTACTGTTTTAGAAACATTTGCATATGCTTCACAAGCTTCTGATGCTAAAAACCCAGATGGAACATCTAATTACTACGTTGATGTGGTAAATAATGGTTCCGATTACGTACGATGGATGGATCATTCATCCAATTTAGCTAATGCTGGAGCTGATCTAAGATTAGCAGCTACGACTGCAATAGCTGGCCACACGGCTGCTATTGAAGATTCGTTAACTGGTGGAACAGACGATAACTCACCTACTGTTGGTGAAATTGCAACAGGTTACGACCTTTTGGAAGATGCCGAAACAGTTGATGTTGGGCTATTATTTGCTTACCCAGATGCTAATGGAGCAGAAACAATTGCTGAAGACTTAATCTCTATTGTTAACGCAAGAAAAGATTGTGTAGCTTTTGTCTCACCTCCAATCGAAGACAGCCAAGGGGCTTCTGCTCCTGTTACAGATGTTATGGCATTTGCAAACGGTCTAACTTCTAGTTCATACGCAGTATGCGATTCTTCTGCAGTTTATGTTTACGATAAGTACAATGATACTTACCGTTGGATAGGCGCAGCTGGTCACGTTGCTGGATTATGTGCTAATACAGATAACGTTGCAGATGCTTGGTATTCACCAGCAGGTGTAAGCAGAGGACAACTATTAGGTATAACTAAACTTGCATGGAATCCTATCCAAGCGGATAGAGATACTCTATACAAGGGAAGAGTTAATCCTTTAGTATCATTACCTGGACAAGGTACGATGCTATTTGGAGATAAAACCTTATTAGCAAAACCTTCTGCATTTGATCGTATTAACGTACGTAGATTATTCATTACTTTAGAGAAGGCAGTATCAACTGCTGCGAAAGCACAGTTATTCGAATTCAATGACGAGTTTACAAGAGCTCAGTTTAAGAATTTGGTAGAGCCTTTCTTAAGAGATGTGAAAGGACGCAGAGGACTGACAGATTTTTCAGTCATTTGCGATGAAACCAACAATACAAGTCAAGTAATAGATTCTAATAGTTTTGTAGCTGATATTTATATCAAGCCTTCGAGATCTATTAACTATATTACTTTAAACTTTGTAGCTACAAGAACTGGCGTTTCATTTACTGAAATAGCTGGTTCAGAAGGATAAGGGAGGATAAGACATGGCAATTCTAGGAATAGACGATTTTAAATCGAAACTGGCTGGTGGCGGTGCTAGGCCTTCTTTATTTAAAGCAACTGTTAATTTTCCAAGCTTCGTAGAAGCTGCAGATGTTGAATTAACTTCTTTTATGTGTAAGACAGCATCAATTCCTGCATCTACAATTGGCCCAATCACGGTTGATTTTAGAGGAAGGAAACTTAATTTAGCTGGAGATAGAACCTTTGGAGTTCTTTCTCTTACTATTATTAATGATGCTGAATTTAATGTAAGAAAAGCTTTTGAGCAATGGATGAATGGTATTAACAATCATCAGGAAAATACAGGTTTAGTCGATATGAACGATTATAGTTCAGACGTTGTTGTTGAACAATTAAGAAAGGATGGAAGTATCTCTAAGAGATATGACTTCCGTGGATGCTGGCCAAGTTCATTGGCTGAGATCGCTCTTGATTATTCATCTAATGATGCGATTGAAGACTTTACTGTAGAACTACAGGTTCAGTATTGGGAATCAGACAC